GCTAAACAATCTTGGCATCACGGATGCGGATCTGGCGTCGAACCCCAAGTTTGCGCAACTGCTCGAGGCTGTTGGCGTACCGGTGCCTAGAAAAATCAGCAAGACCACGGGGCAGCCAACGCTGGCGCTGGCCAAGAACGACGCCATGTTCCAAGCGATTGCCAACGGCGACAACGCCGAGGCTGTTCTGCTATGCGAGGCTAGGCTCAAGGTTAAGAGCACGACCGAGCGCACGCGTGCGCAGCGCTTCCTCGACATCAGTAAGCGCGGTCCTCTGCCTGTACCGCTGAGCTATTACGGCGCCACTACGGGGCGCTGGACGGCGAGCAAAGGCTCGGCCATCAACATGCAGAACCTCAAGCGCGGGTCGTTCCTGCGCAAGGCGATACTGGCGCCCAAGGGGCACACACTACTGGTTGGTGACCTATCCCAGATCGAGCCGCGGGTGTTGGCGTGGCTGGCGGACTATGACGACATGCTGGACATCTTTAGGTCGGGCGGTGACCCGTACGCGGCGTTCGGTGCGCAGATGTTCAACATTCCCGGCATGACGAAAGAGTCGCACCCAGCGCTGCGTCAGTCGGCCAAGTCTGCGTTGCTTGGGTGCGGGTACGGCCTTGGATGGGCATCGTTCGCGTCGCAGCTATTGGTTGGGTTCCTTGGAGCGCCGCCGATCCGCTACGACAAAGCGTTCGCTAAACAATTAGGCGTGAATAAGGAGTACATCCAGAACTTCCTGTCGCGCAAAGAAAACGAAGACCGCCTGCTCGAGATCCCGCACACCTGCAGCGAGGATGAACTGGGTGTGCACGCGATTGCTGCCAAGAAAATCATCGACACGTACCGTGCGACGGCGCACCCTGTGGTCAGCCTGTGGATGATGTGCACGAGGCTGTTGATCGACTCGTTGGTGGAGGGCGCTGAGCACACGCACAAGTGCCTGACCTTTCGCAAGGGCGAGATTGAACTGCCCAACGGCATGAAGATCCGCTACCCGGACCTGCGCAAAGATGAAGAGGGCAACTGGGTGTATGGCAAGGATGCGACCAAACTTTACGCCGGCAAGATCACCAACAACATCACGCAGGCACTTGCTCGCATCGTCATGACAGACGGCATGCTGCGCGTCGCTAAACGCTACCCGGTAGTGGGGACTGTGCACGACGAGTTAATCGCGTTGGCGCCCGCTGATGAGGCGCAGGAGGGTCTGGACTGGGTGATTGGGCAGATGACTATGGAGCCGTCCTACATGCCGGGGATACCGTTAGCCGCAGATGGTGGGGCCAATGTTCGTTATGGAGATGCGAAGCAATGAGCGAAAAGAAAGTTACGTGGAGCCACTCTGGCTTGAAGGATTTCGAGGGCTGCGCGCGGCGCTATCACGAAGTCAAGGTGCTCAAGAACTACCCGTTCACGGACACGCAGGCAACGCTGTACGGCAAAGAACTACACACGGCGGCCGAGTATTACGTGGCCAATGGCACGCCGTTGCCGGCGCAGTTTGAGTTTGTGCAGCCGGTGCTCGATGCGCTGATAACCAAGCCGGGGCGCAAACTGACCGAGTACCAGATGGCGGTGACAAGCGACCTTAAACCATGCGCATGGGCGGCCCAGAGCATGTGGGCACGCGGTATCGCGGACTTGTTGATTGTGGACGACGATGACCTGACCGCATGGGTTGTGGACTACAAGACGGGCAGCAATAAGTATCCCGACACAGATCAACTAAAGCTGATGTCGCTGATGGTGTTCATTCACTTTCCGCACATCCGGCAGGTCAAGTCGGCGCTGTTGTTTGTGGTCAAGCAAGACATGGTCACGATGTCGATGAACCGTGACGAAGCGGATGCGGCGTGGTGGGGCTACCGGGAGCGAGTAGCGCGCCTCGAGGCGGCGTTTGAACACGATGTATGGAATCCGCGGCAGACGCCGCTTTGCCCGTGGTGTGTTGTAACGAGTTGTGAATTTAACCCAAGAGGATAACGATGATTGTAAACGGCAAGTTTGTGAAGGACTGGGACAAATCCAAGATCAGCACGGCGTATGAATACCCGCTGCAGACGCAGATTGTTTCATGGGACATGGAGAAACTGCAGTCGGCGCTGCTCTGGGGCAAGCCGATGAAAGTAACGCTCAAAGACCGACTCAACCTCTTTATTCGGGGGCGGCAATGAGAGACTTTCCGCCGTGCTTTGATAGCCAGATTCAGTATGACCTATGGCACAGCGCCGCACGATCGTCGCACCCGACTCCGGGGCATGGGTACTGCGAAGATTGTACGAAAGAGTATCAATCAAAAATGATTGAGCAGCAGCGCTGCCGGTTTCCCGGCACGTTGTTTGTGCAGGGATCAGACGGGGTCCACGGCATCCGGCCCATGAAGATTGTTAGAAGACTACAGGTTGGCACGGATGAGCGCACGCTGTGGCATCCAACGATACGGGTGCCGGCATGAAAGACCAGATCCTTGCGCTGTTTAAAGAAAAGGGCGAGCTATATACGGTTGATATAGCGCTGCCTAACGTGAATCGAAAAACCCTGCTTAGCCATCTGAGCCGCATGTGGGGCATGGGCCTGCTGAATCGACGCCAACTGCCGTCCAAAACAGGGCCAATGTTTGCGTACAGTTTGGTTGACTCAGACGAAAGGTTTCTTTTTGGCGAACCAGATTACGCCTACTACTTACGCAATATTGGGAGGAAAGCAAATGATTAGTTTGAAATGGAGTTGGCAGCGCGGCGAAGGGTCCATCAAACCTAAATCCGAGTTCCTTCAACTAGACCACATAACCAAACTGGATTCTCTAACCGATTGGATACACGACCTACAAAAACTCTATGACGAAACCCTGTTAACCGCGTTTAGTAGACGCCCAAACCCGGAAACCAAAAATGAAGTACGGAATCCTTGACGAAGAGGGCCAAGTTGTGCGGTGGGTCTGGGAAAAGCCTGACTACCCGCACATCGTTTGGCGTAAACCAAAGTTTGACCCGTCTGGTTATCCAGATGCTTTGTTTTGAGGAGATGACATGAACGAACGAATTAAAGAACTTGCCCAACAATGTTGGGATAAAAGATTAGATGGACTGCATTTTGATCAGGAAAAGTTTGCCGAGTTGGTTATCGGCCACTGCTGCCCAAAGCGCCAGTGGGTCGGGCTGACGCCGGAAGAAGTTAAGGAAATTAGTTTTGCGAACCGTCCTTATGTAGTGGACATGGTGGTTGCACTTGAAGCTAGGTTAAAGGAGAAGAACACATGATTAATCCCCAAAAATTGCTTGTTTCTTTGATTGAACGCAAAAGCGCAGACGGAAAATCAAAATTTATTTACCTTGCTGACACTATTGCAGAAGAAATTGACATTATTGAAGACGCAATTAAGTATTCACAGGAGTGGGTCGGGCTGACGGATGAGGACAGGCAAGAATTGGCGGCAGAGCAACACAGTTGGGACGGTTTGTGTTCTGCGGTTGAGGCAAAACTCAAGGAGAAAAACACATGAGCGGATTAGCAAAGGCTTTGACGGAAGATCAAGTGTTGGTTCGTGTGATGGAAAAACTCCACGAACAAATATATTCACAGGATGAAACTATTAAATTCCTGATGGACAAACGCCTAGAACAACGCAAATGGGTCGGGCTGACGGATGAGGAAATTGGAATTCCAACGGAACCCATACAACCCCATGAAGCAATCATGTTTGCCCGAGTAATTGAAGCCTTGATTAAAGGAAAAAACACATGAACTACTCAGTTGAAGAACTACCCCCGCCGATGACCAAGGGGCAGGCGTGGCAACGGTGGTGGTATAACACGCGCGGAAGGTTTATGGTGGCCGGAGGAGCGCACCCTATGGAGCATGCCCTCTACGACGCGTTTATGGCGGGATGGGAGTACGCAAACAAGTCGCAAAGGAACGACGATGAATTACGCTAAAGAAGAACCAACGACTGTCGTTCTGCCGCAAGACGCACCGTACATCACGATCGAAAGGTTGGCGCGGATTGAGTCTGACGTTGTGTACAAGTACGTAAAAGTGCTTGGTAAAAAAGAGCGGCGCAAGATGAAGAAGATACTTGTGTGCCTGCACAACCAGATGTTCAACGCGTTTGCCGATTGCGTGACGGGCAGCATCTACAATGCAGCTACAGGGCTTTGCCTGTCCAGCACAAATCTATATATAGTGAGGAAGTAATGCGTCTTGAAGTTGCAGAAGCGATCGTCAACCTTCAGCTTGAACTGCGTAAGTTGCAGGAGTTAGCGGCAGGAAACATGACCGATGCGGAGGTCAGCAAGCGGCTGTCTGAAATCAGTCTGATTGCGTTTAGGGCCGCGCTCATTGGCGTTCAAAGATACTGACCATGCAAATCATTGAAAACAAAGCGCTGCTGTTTCGCACGCGCACGCCGCGCAAGTACGCAATCATCCCCAAGCACAAGATACTGGACGCTGACGAAGACGGCATCCATGAAGTAGCGGTCTACTGGGGGCTGGATGAGGCAAGGGTGTTGCACAACCTTGGGGTAAAGAACGTCCCATCTCCTATCGTGGGACGTTACCAATGGCCGGGGCGCTACAAACCCATGCAGCATCAGATAGACACGGCAGCGTTCTTGACCATGCATCGCAGAGCGTTTTGTTTCAATGATCCCGGCACGGGCAAGACGATGTCTGCGCTCTGGGCGGCGGACTACCTCATGAAGCTGGGGTATGTCCGCCGGGTGCTGGTGCTGTGTCCGCTGTCGATCATGCAGTCGGCGTGGATGCAGGACATTAATAACGCGGTCATGCACCGCACGGCGGTGGTCGCGCACCATACGCAGTCTTCCCGGCGCATCGAGATGATTCAGCAGGACTACGAGTTCGTGATCACAAACTACGATGGGCTGGCGCTGGTTGCGCAGGAAATTGTCAGCGATGGTCGGTTTGATCTGATCATTGTCGATGAAGCCAACGCATACAAGAACGCCTCAACCAACCGCTGGAAAGCGTTGGCGTCGATTCTAAAGCCCGACACGTACCTGTGGATGATGACGGGCACGCCCGCTTCGCAGTCGCCTGTGGACGCCTACGGTCTGGCCAAGCTGGTTAACCCAAATGGCATACCCAAGTATCTGTCGGCGTGGCGTGACAAGACCATGCTCAAGCTTACGCAGTTTAAGTGGGCGCCCAAGCCAGACGCGGCCGAGCAAGTGTTTGCTGCGCTGCAGCCAGCCATCAGGTTTAACAAGGCACAGTGTTTGGATCTGCCACCCGTGATCACGGTTACCCGCGATGTGCCCATGACGCCACAGCAAAGCAAGTACTACCGGCTACTCAAAGAACAGATGATGGTCCGGGCTGCCGGGGAGACTATCAGCGCAGTCAATGCCGGCGTGGCGGTAAGCAAGCTGCTGCAGATTTCATGTGGCGCGGCGTATACAGACGACAAGGAAGTGGTTGAGTTTGACGCCAGCCCGCGGCTGGCTGTGCTCGAGGAAGTGCTGCAGGAAACGCAGCGCAAGGTGTTGATCTTCGCGATGTTTCGCACCAGCATCGACGCAATCGCGACGCACCTGAACAAGAAGGGCTACGTTACCGAGCAGATCCAAGGCGACGTTAGTCCGACCAAGCGCAACCGCATCATCCAAGACTTTCAAACCACGGACACGATCCGGGTACTGGTCATGCAGCCGCAGGCCGCGGCGCACGGATTAACGCTAACTGCGGCGGACACTGTGGTGTTCTATGGCCCGCTTATGTCGGTGGAGATGTATACACAATGTATAGCCAGAGCCGATCGCAAAGGGCAGGACTCGGACAAAGTAACCGTTGTGCACCTGCAGAGTAGCCACATCGAGCGCGAGATGTTCAAGGCCATGACCAGCAAAGTCAGTGAGCACGCGCTGCTCGTCAACCTGTTCAACGAGGAGATCAAAAACTAAAAAAGCCTCTTGCAATGTCAAAAGTATCGTGTAGAATGTCAAACGCTAGACAATTATGGAGTACGAAGTGAGCGAAGAAACTATTCAGATGGACAAACTTGTCCGTGTGTATCGCAAAATGTCGGCACGAATTCAAGAACTTACGGCCGAGTATGAAAACACTGTCGAGCCAATCAAGGCTCAGCAGGAGCAAATCAAGCTGGCGATCAAAGATCAAATGCTGGCGCTTGGACTTGCGTCCGTGCGTACGGTAGAAGGTACAGTGGTGATGTCGCAGAAGACGCGCTACTTTACGCAGGACTGGGACTCGTTCAAGAGGTTTGTGCTGGACCATGAGGCGGTTGACTTGCTCGAGCGGCGGGTTTCCCAACTCAACATGGCGCAGTTCCTCGAGGCAAACCCCGGTGCTGTTCCACCCGGACTGAACTCCCATACGGAGTACAGTCTTACTGTCAAAAAGCCAACCACTAAGTGAGGCAGATCCGTGTCTAACGTAACTCTTTTTAATCCCGCGCAAGCTCCCGCCCATGTCCGTGCGCGTACTGAACTTTCTTCTATGGCCAAAGCCCTCGGGGGCGGCGGTGCCAGCGGCGGCAAGCGCATCAGCATCAAAGGCGGTGTGTTCCGTCTGTACCACGGCGGCAAAGAAATCGCTGCCATCGAGGAGCGGCACCTTGATGTGGTGATCGTGAACGCGGCGCCGCACATTGGGCGCATGTGGTATGCCAAGTCATATGACGGCGAAGCTACCAGCCCGGACTGCTGGTCTGCGGATGGCGTAGCGCCAAGCAGCGAGTCTTCTAACAAACAGTCGGCGTCCTGTGCGACCTGCCCCAAGAACATCGCGGGGTCTGGTCAGGGTAACTCTCGCGCCTGCCGGTTCCAGCAGCGCTTGGCCGTAGTATTGCCCAACGATATTGGCGGTGATGTCTTGTCTTTGCAGGTGCCGGCCACTTCGATCTGGGACAAAGAGGCCAAGGGCGAAGACCGTCCGCTGCAGGCATACGCTCGCTATCTGGGTGCGCAGAAGATCGAGCCAAGCGATGTGGTTACGCGCATCAAGTTCGATACCAAGAGCGAGTCGCCCAAGATGTTCTTCAAGGCGACGGCGTGGGTGGACGGCGACGATCTGCCAACCATCGAGGTGCAGAGCAAGACGGACGACGCCATCAAGGCGATCACGATGTCGTTCTCCAAGAACGAAGCCAGCGTTGCTGCGCCGTTAGCCATCGGCGCGCGTCCCGAGCGCAAGGCGGAGGTCAAACAAGAGGCCAAGTCGGCCAAGGTTGAGGCTTTGATTGCGGACGATGAGCAGGCTGAAGAGCCGGTAATCCGCAAGGAAGAGAAGAAGCCTAGCGCTGTACCCGCTAAGAAGAGTAATCTTCTGGCGATGGTAGACGACTGGACTGACTAACCTTAACGGGTTGGG